TAAAAAGTATTTAGTTTATTTATTATTAATTTTTATAGATTATAATTTGCTACAACTAGTTCTATTTATACTGGGTTTAATCTTACTCGGGTGACCAGGATCAATTACAATACCCACTAAAGATTTATCCATGTTTATCACCTATATTAGTCTATGTAATAATAAAATTTTTGTTTTTAGGGAAGATAACGACCTAAGAGTAAAGAAGTTAAAATGGGAACTTTCAGGAACTCTATCTATTATTTCTAACAATCCATCTTTTCAAACTGAAATACTTGAGCCTGATATATTAGCACTAACAAATTTTGAAATTATTGGTAAAGTTATATGGAATGGAAGTAGGGAGAATGTTTAATGAATGTATTTAAATTTGATTATGAACTTAAAACCTTAATACATGATTATTCTTATGTTATTTTTCAAATAATTTTTTATTATTGTTGTTTTGCAAAGTGGACATTAGTTACAAAAATTGTACTAGGAGTTTTAAATCTTCTTAATATACCTTCTCTAATTGCTTTACCTTTTATGTTTTCTTTTTATTTAGATACTAAAAGAACCACAAATCAATTAGAACATGATACAAATTTGATAAAGATACACTCTTGTATATTTGGAAGTATTTGTGCCCTTTGTTATATTTGGTTTTGCTTTTTAGAAAAACCTTTACCACATATATTAAAGAATCCTTTTGTAGTGTGTTTTATTATTTATGAATTGTATATGATTAAAAGTTATTTAGTAGAATATAGAAACTCCAAACTAAAAATAACTACTAATGAAAAAGGAATACCAGAAATTATATATTGTGGTGAAGTAAATAATACCCCTGAAACCCAGTAAGTTCGTTTAGCCCTCTCATAGTCTTGATTACAGAGAAAAAATCCGCTGTATCCCTCTCACTGAGCTAGCTCCCTGTAACGCAATTTGCCTCTATTGCTCTCTATGAGAGGATAACACATAGGTTGAAAATTAACTCCCTATAGGTATATATAGTATATAGTATAAATGTATCTAGATGTACCTAGGTATACCTAGGTATTATAACTAGATAAAGGTAACATAAAACTAAATAAAGGTATATCTAGGTATATCTAGGTATATCTAGGTATTATAACTAAATAAAGGTAAATAAAATTAAATAAAGGTATACCTAGGTATACCTAGGTACTTTGTTTACTTATGTTTATTCTATTACATATCTATTATATTTATTATTATAATCTATAACTTATCTATTATATACCTTTACTATTCATTGTATTTTATTTTTTATTTTATAATCTATTATCTATCTATTATAATCTATAATTATCTGTTATTATTTCAATTTTCAATTCCTGAAATCAAAAGTTGAGCAAGGAACACTATAGGCATAAAAAAACTACCTATAGGATTTATAGGTAGAAAAATATACCAAATAAAGCCATAGGCTTTTCTATTATTTTATAATAAAGTTATTGCTTCTTCAAGCTGTTTATTTGCAATGTGTGAATATATCATAGTAGTTTGTATATTGCTGTGGTTAGCTAGTTTCTGAATCGTTGTAATACTAGCTCCCTTCTGTAATAATCTACTACAAAAGCTATGCCTTAAAGTGTGGATTGTTATCCCTTTAGCAAGATTCAGTGTCTGTTTCATCAATCTAAATTGATAATATACCTGTTGATAGTTCCAGCTAAAGCCTTTAAAACTTCTTAAAATAGGTTTTAATTTGTAACTGATTGGTATACTATAAGGCTTGTTTGTTTTGTTATGCCATATTCTAATATAATTGTCCTGAATATCATCAGGAGTAATTGAAAGTATGTTATCAATCCTCATCCCAGTATAGAAACCTATTAAAAGTATTTCCCTGAGCTGCTGCAAGTTGTTCTTCTTGCAATATCTCAGCATCTCTAGGAGTTCTGAAACTGTGATAAATTCCATCTTATCTCTTGTAATCTTTTCAAATGCCATTGTGGGCATGCTCTCTATATATTGAGAATTGATAGCATATTTTAATATTGTTGAAAGCATTGATAGTTTAGCATTGATGGTACTTGAGCTGTTCCCTTGTTCTTTTAAAGTCTGCTTAAGTTTTAAAATCTCTTGGTAAGTTATTTTATTGATGGATTTATTACCCAGCAAGTCTGAGAGTGCGTTGCACCTGCTCAGGATTGATGCTGGGATTGTATCCAAAGTGTTCAAGTATTCATCTATCAATGCTTTTAATTTCATTTAGTTTCTACTTCCTGTTTTTATATGGTTTTCTGTGAATTTATCCTTTATCACTATTTCTGACATATCAGAATTATCAAACCATAACTCAACCATTGGGCAGCTTGAACCTCTTAGTGCTGCTATTAAGGTTTGTTTAGGGATTCTGATAAGTCGTAACTTTGGGTATCTTGCAAATTGTATTGGTTCATCTATGTTCATGTTTATATCTCCTAGCCTTGTAAGTTTAGAAAAGCCTCAAGTACTTCTCTATGATTTCTCTCTACTCTGAGATAATTATACTCCAAGAACTCGATATAAGCATCTTTTCTATTCTTTTGAGTGTATCTACCATCATAAGTATTTGGGTTTGCTAGTGCATTACTCCTGATGATATCGAACTTATTTTTTAATTGGACTATTAAGTCTATCATTGTTTACCTCTATGCTATTGTAATACTAATTTTATAGTCATTATTTATAATTATTTCATCCTGATTAAAGATTTGTCCAAAGTCGTATTTGAATGGACTGAATCGTTCGTCTAATTCAAAGATTTTATTTATTGTATAGTTTGAATAATGAAATTGGTTGCAAATATAGTTACACCATTTCACTATTTCATCATGTAGATTCTTATCTTTACTTCCAGCCCAGCTCCATTTTTGCATTGCTGCTAAGATGTAAAGTTTCTCTAAGTGTTCCATCTTCGCTCCTATCTTAATGAAATTGTTTTCATATACTCGCCTGTAACTTTAAAATATTTATTAAATAGTTCTTTTGCTGCTGCTTTGCGCTCTTCAAATGGTTTGAACCCAAGTTGCTCTAGTAGTTGCTTTTGTTCAGTTTTATAGAAACGTAACTTAATTAAGTCTATACTATCTCCTGAATTATAATCTTTATCAGGTAAAGCCTGCATTATCTCTGAATAATTATCTTTTTCTAATCCTGTTTCTTTTAAAGTTTTCTTAAGAATTATATTTGCATCTACTATTATTCTGAGTGATGGCTCCCATTTCTTTGGTTGATAGTAATAACTAAATTCTATCTTGTCTTCAAAGTTAGGTTGATTCATTTTATGTGTATATGTCATTGTTTAAACTCCTTACATTCTTACTAATATGTAGTTATTTATTTCATCGACTGCTTCTATCCAGTCCCAGCCATTATTTAAGCCATGTTCACAGCTAATATCTCCGAGTCCTTGTTGCTCATATAATTGAATTAAGTCTTGATATTCTTCATCTTCTGGAGTTATGACTCTTGTATAGTTTATAATGTCATTATCAACAATTTGCATTGGGTTTAGTGGTGTTGCATCCCATGTTCCACAGTCTATAGAAAATTGGTACATTTGCATATACAAATCTTTATAGGCTGGGTCGCTCCACCACTCTAAAGCCTTATCTAAGCGCTTTTCTAATAGTTCTAAAGCCATATCATTATCAATCATTATCATTATATATTCCTCTTTTAAAATAATATCAAAGGCAGTTTTGAGAGTTGCCCAGCTCTGTTTGTTCTAGTTAATTGCTACAACTAATGGGTGAGCGGTGCTATACCACCAAAGCATAGCATTAACCACCCATAAGCTAACATTGAGCAGCCAAAAGATAGCTGCAAAGGTTCTCTTTGTCATTTTTAATTCTCCTATTTCTTTATTTGATATAAACTCTGTAAGGTTCAGCCGTTGTTCTTCTGTTTTTTATTACTGGTTTCTGTCCAGTCGCTGTTGCTTACATTTATATTATAAACCATTCAAGAATAAATGTCAAGTATTTTATTTGTATTTATTAAGAAATATTAAGAAAAAATATATACTAGTGGAGAGAGTGAGATAGAAATAAGTATGGATAGTGTGGCAGAATCTGGAGTGGTTCAGGTGCTCTATTTATTATTCAATATAATATATTATTATATTGAAATCAAGTTATTGTTGAGTTTTAAGCTCTGAAAGCTCAAAAATTGATAGGGTCACTGGGGGAAGTTTGCTGTGGACACTAGCGTTATATACCTCTCTAAAATCTCCACCAAAATTTTTAGTAGTATATACTGAATATATATCATATTTACTTGACGTGGCTTGTGATATGTCAAGCAAAATTTTACCGAACGGGAATAAATAAGCAAAATTAACTCTAATTTAGCCTAAATATTCCCGAACGGTAAATTTATAAATCGAACCAACCTATTTCCTCTTCATTATCTGAAAAACCATAAATTCGTTCTATTTCTTTCTCAAATTCCTCATCCATACGTTGCTGTATCTTAGCATCTATGTCATCCGACATCATCTCTAAGCAATCTGCAACGAGCATAGCTAAGCAATCTAATCTATCATCATGTCTTAAAGCCCCTCTATCCCTCGTTATTCTTGTTAATTGATAAAACAAAGAATATTGTTGTTGCTTATCTGCAGGATAGATTTTTATACTCTCATAATCTTCCTTAATTAAAGTTTTATCAATAATCAATCTATGTTGATTCATAACAGGTTCTAAGGTATCTATAATACGACGTTCCTTCTGTGTGTTATGTCTAACCTCTTCAACTGTGCATTGATGCCCAATTTCTTTCAATATAGGTAAAAACAAAGCTGTAAACATACCATCACCAAAGTTTGATTCAATCTTAATCTTATGCACTTTATATTCTTTTGCTAATTTTGCTAATTTTATCAGATTATCTTTTGTATATCCGCCTTGAATGCCACCCTGTTTAAGTAAGAATATCTGAGAGTTTAATACTCCACCTATATCAAAAGCCAACTCATCTTCCCCTCTACCTGATGGGTCAATTGTCATAACTTTATAATTATAATCCTGCCATTTAATATCAGGTATAGGAATCGGGCTATAAAATTTATCATTAGCAATACCATAACAAGGAATGTCCTTTAGAATTTGATTAGGTGCAGAACCATAAGCAACCTTTTCAGGTGCTATTTTCTTATCACAATCCATAACAATTAAATCAGAACATTTAAGAGGATATCTCTCAGTATCAGATAATGTTGTATCTAACATCTGTTGCATTGCAAACTTACTTCTACCCTCAGCCTCTAGTTTTAATATATCTTCTTCACCAAATCTCTCAGGGTCAGTTGATTTACCAACTAATGTTTCATCCTCTAAAACTTTATCAGTTATATAAGGTGCTAATTTATCACCATACTTTTGTTGTTGTTCTTTTGTAGGATATTTAATAGGGAAGATTCTTATAGGTGTTCCTTTATCATAAATCTTGTTATAAACAGATACCTCTGTATGTGGTGTTCCTAAATATAAAACTTGTCCTTTTAAAGGTGCAATAATCTGTCTGTACTCAGTTATAGACCTATCTGTATGTTCTCTTTTAATTTGAGTGTCACAATTTTCAGAAGTTTCAATATCATCAGAAACAATCAATGTTGCACGGTTACCTGTAAGGTTGCCAAACTTGAAAATTTTAACCCACTAATTGCCTCAGCCTGATTAGCCCCAACATATAATATCTGTTCGTGTTCAGGGTTTCTATCAAATCTCCAATCAACAAAAATACCTGTTAATGTAGACTTCGCTAAGCCTCTAAAACCTAATATACCTAAATCATCCTCAGCATATTGAAGTTCATCTGCTACTGCATATTGAAGAGGTGTTGGAGAAGGTAAGTTAATATGCTTAAAAACAACATATAAAAAGTTCTTAAAATCCTTCCTGCACCTCTCATGCAGCATATAATCCATTCTTATATCAACCATTATTATTTTATTCGTTTTAAAGGCATCTCATCATCAGCAAAAGGTAATTCCAAAGCCTCGCTAGCTAAAGCGGATAATCCTGAATGTTTTGGAGATGCTTGTATGTTATTATTCTTCAAAAAGTTCATAATAATTTCTAATTCCTTAGGTGCTGCTGTTCCCTCTTGAAGTTTATTTAATAATGTTTGTACAAACTTATCATAAAGTTGTTGTTCTTTTTCCACTCTACACCTTCTTTATCTGTTGATAATACCAATTGATTTTATTTCTTAGGTAATCTCCTACTTTAGTTACTCCTTTAACTGGTACATAAGGTAACTCATTGATATCAATTTTTCCATAAGAGCTAGTTTTAGGGTGAGCAGCACCAAATTCTGCGTGAGTTATGCAATCTTTTGGAGAAAGTGCATAAGTAATGCAGAGCTGTGCTGCAAGTTTACACATAGCCTCTACTTGTTTTTGTACAGGTACAGTCTTTGTATCTTTTCTACAACAAAGTGCTAAACCTATTCTTCCTGTATTACCACCCCCACAGTGTGCTGCATAATTACCATCAGTACAGTTCAAGTTATCAGTCGGGGTATGTGTCCCTCTATAAACTTTTCCATTCTTATCTAGTAAATAATGATAATGTTGTAAATCTGTAATACAAGGGGTGTAATTACCTGCTGTCCAGTGTAAAATTATATTTTTAAACATAGTTAATACCTTAATGCTATCTTATCTATTTTCTCTTCAATTCGGATTAGTGTTGCTTCTATTTTTGTAATATCGGTTTTAGGGGCTGCATAAGCTGTCATTGATTGATAAGTAACAAATATACCACTACTTACTAAAAACTGCACCACGGCAAACACTAAACCGTACATAATCAATTCTTTTTTATTCATTAGTTCCATTTATAAAATTTATTACGTGTCTTATAGTATTTACATCTATCCATAAATGACATTTGTTTAACATATTTATCTGTAATTAAGATTATTTTTTCAGCATAGTTAATTGCTTTCTTATAATCTTTCTTATCATCAACCACTTCGGTAGTTGTTTGATTTTCTATTGTTGCTTTTCGGCAACCTGCAAGCTCTTTGATTGCTTCAAAGAGAGCTTGCAGAGTAGCTGAAATATCATACATTATTTTTTGTCTTTCTTTTCATCAACAATAACATTGATTAAGCCAACTACTGCCAAGCACACACCTGCAATTGCATTTGACATATCACCTGACATTGTTACACCTAAAGCTGCTAACAAAGTAAATAAACCTTTGTATGTGCTTGCTTGTGCTAAATATTTCATAATTGTTTCAAACATAGTTTTCTCCTTTTTGTTTAATTTATTTAACCTTTATATAACTTTCACAACCATCTCTACCCGTAATTCTAGGAAGAGCTAAACCATTATCAGCTGGCTCTTGATAGTAAAGTTTAGCCATTCTAAACTCGTTACCATAGTTCTGAAAAGTTGTATCGCCTACGTGTTGTATTCT